TTTTTGGTCTGACTGGCCGATACGTCGGCAACAGGCAATACGTCGGTGGCCGCCGCAGACGCAGCCGGGAGGGCAGGTAACTGCGTAATGCGTTGGTCGGACAAGGTAAAGCCTCCGGTGCCTGCAGCCGTAAAGTCAGTTTAATCAGTCGTTTCCTGTAGCAGGAAGTTGAGAGACTGCTCCAGTTGAATACGGTCGTTGTCTTCCTTGAGGATGTAATCAGCGGGGCGTCCCACCAGTAACCGAATTTCGCCCGTGGTTACAAAATCAATCGCGCACTGGATCGTGTCGGTTGTGTTGACCGTGACGCCAGCCCGCGTGACCATCGCGGTTGCTTGGTAAAAGATCGTTTCCGTTTCAGGCGTAATTTCCGAGTCGGTCAGATAAAAGGCGCACTCAAATTCGCTGCCAATATCAAGACGTTGGATCAACTGCAGCATCACCAAGGGCGTTTCTTTTTCGCCGTTAGTTGTGTAATCAAACAGGCAGTCAATCGTTCCACTGCCGCTGATTAGTCCTGCCGCAAATTGGCTACGGAACTTATCGCTTAGGGTTGTTGCGTCAAGTGCTTCGCGGTCGGTGTTGAGCTGATAGCTGGTTACGTTGCCAAGCGTGTTGTAATTAACGTCGCGGATCGTGTATGTAATCGGCAGCGGCGCACCAGTGAAGGCGTAAGTTGTCAGCTCAGCAGATCTGTTGTTATTGACCGCATCAGAAAAGGTAGTGAAAAAGCGCAGACCTCCTGCGTTGTTGACGTTGACGTAAGCCGAAATTGAAGGCTCCACCACGCCTGACGCCCATGCACTGTTGGCAAAACATTCCAAGCCGCGTGCGTCAGTGGTCGCAATGTCTACGCGGTCGCCGGTCAGGATATTGTCTAGGGATGTGTCAAAACCGATGCGATTAAGGCTGGTGTTTACATCTGCTGGGTCAATACTGTCTGCAACCTCAATCGGAATGACGCCTGTATTGCGACGCAGTTTTACGGAACCATGAACGCCTAGAAATGCCGTCATTCGATTACGCCTCCAGCAATAAAGTCGCCGTCAACCGTAAATTGAATTGGCACTGAAGTCAGCTCACCAGTTGATACAGCAACCTGTGCCGATGTGATGTAGGCGTAAAACTGGATGTTGTCGTTGGTGTTGGTGCCGACTTTTAGCTCCATCAGCACGCGGTCAGATTCGGCAACCGCGCCAACCTTTTGGATCTTGCCCAGTAATGCCGTGAACTGGCTGTAGGTGGCAGACTCACCAGCCTCAAGCCTGTAGTACACCAGTGTTGCGCTGCCGGTGGCGCTTTTGATACCAGGGACAAACGTGTTGCTGGTGCTATCGACGGTGTTGGTACTGATCAGTTCAACTGTCGTATCAAGCGACCAATCACGGATCTTGGCGACAGGCTTCCCGTCCACCACCAAGGAACCGGAGCGACCTGTATAGAAGCCCATCAGACCGTGTTATGCGTAGTTTCAGGCTAGCGGATGACAAATAGCCCGTCGCTAAAGTCAGCAATCAAGCTCTGGCCGGAGTTATCACAGGGATGCTCCACAGCCCGAACACTGACTTCGCCTTCCTCATCCATCTGGACTTCAACCACGCGGAAGGTGCGCTTTACCTTGGCAGGTGTTCCAAGCACAAATAGCCAGCCTTCGTAACCGGCAAGTGAGCTAGCCACGTTGGAGCTGATGCTGGCGGTTGTGGTGATGACGCTTTGACCATCCTTGTAAAGCAACACGCTGTAGCTGCCGTTGGGAATGGTGTCTGCCAGTGGAATGTTTAACGCGCCACCCGATTCAACCTGTCCGCTGTAAATGCCCTGCCATTCCTGCAGGCCGGCATCGACGTAGATGTAGGCGCCAGGGGACAGGGGGCTGTCGGTTGGGAAAGTTTTGAACTCGATGTTGCGGCGGATGTTGCGGCGCTGCTGGCACAACAACTTGGCGTACATGATCGCTTGGCTTCTGTTGGTGACGTACTGCGACAGATCAAACGTCTGACGGATTGCGGTTGCTTCAGTTACGCCAACAAGGCTTACATCCACGCTGGCATTACGCGGGAACACGCCGTCGCGTTCGGTGTTGCGATAAATCACCGTGGCAATTAGATCCTGAACGCTGCTGCCGTAGTCGATGAATTCTTCCTTGTAGGAATCCTCAAGGATGTTGCCGGCGGTAAACATGGCGCGGATCTGTACCGTGCGGGTGATGTTGCCGGCGTTGTCGCAGGGCACTGCAGGAATAAGGGTTTCCTTGCCGCCAATACGGCCAAGTTCCAGCAGGCTGTACGGTGCAACTTCTGCCCAGAATTGACGCCAGGCAGTCGGCTCAGCAATCACACCATCAAAGAACAGATTGTTGCGTTGGCAGAAACGTTTAGCCAGTGCAAGTGCAGGCAGGTCAATGCCTTCAACCTTGGCGTACTGTCCGATGCCGTCAACGTTGTCAAGAATGGTGTCTAGGAAGATTTCGGGTGCAAAGCTGGAGGCGGTGTCCGGATTTGCGCTGTAAGTCCCGTCGTCATTGAGGCGGCGCACCAATCGACCTTTATTGACGAAAACGCTCATGGAGCGCAGATCTTGTACGCCTTGACCGCTGTAGACGTTGAAGCCCAGCATTGTCAGGTTGTTGTACAGCTGCGGGTAATTACTGAACGCCTCGGTTGATTGTTCGGTGACAGCTTTAATTTCTAGTTCTGGACCGTTATCAAAGCTGAAGTTCAACTGCGTGTCTGAGCGCATGGAGAACAAACCCCATTCGTCAAGTTCAGACGGGTTGCGGTTAATGGGTGCCAGCAGTCCATCGCGGTTGCGTAGTTTGCCGGTGAAGGTTAACGTGCCGCCTGCAGGTCCGCTGATGGTCTGAACGTTGCCAGCGTTTTCGATGTAGGCAAAATCAGTAAAGCCGTACTGGCGCATTTCAGCAGCAGTTTCAGCAATCGGCTCAAACTTGAATTGCCAGTTGCCGGTGTTGTCGTCTGCGATGAATTTGAGCGAAATGAAGTTGTCTACGTCTGCGCCACGGCGGACAACAAAGATGCGTGGTACGCGAGTCCAGTCATTGCCAGTGCGGCGATACCAGACCCAGAAGAACATGGAGCGCAGCTTGTAACCGTTATCGCTCTCCTTGTAGTTGTCCATGGTGACTTCGCCATAGACTTTCTGCCTCCCTTGTACTCGCTTGAATACCCGAGCTTTTAGCGCAAAATCAACAACACGGCAGGGGGTAATTGTTTCGTAAGTTGCTTCTTCAATTTTCACCAAACATTTGGTGTTAAAGAAGTCGTTCAGTAGTTCCGGGTTGCGAAGAACGGCTTCGTAGTATGCCTTTTCCGCTTGCTTTTGGTTGATTTGATTTTGCCAACCACTGGCGCGGCTATTTGTGGCATCTAGATCAACGTTGCTGGTGCCACCGTAGATTTCTGCCAGCTCTTTGTTTAGGTTGTTTTGCTCACGCAGCAAGCGCTTGCGATCCTGGCGCAAGTTACGGCCTTTGCCTCCATCCGCGAAGCCGTATTGACGTATTGCTTCGTCTAATTTTCCTTGTAAGTTTTTAAGCCTAGTGTTGATAGCTCGAATACTATCTTTCCATTGCCTAATTTTGTCTCTATCTCTGCGTGCCCGTTCTTTGTCTAGCTCGTCGTCAATTTTTGATTGAAATTCTCTGCGAAGCTCACGAGCCTCTTCAACCTTTCTTGCGAAGTGTCTTGTTTCGTCGTTGTAGTTACTGCCATCGTCTCCAGCGATTGTTTCTATTTCATCCGTTGTCCATTTGCGATCACGCAGCTCTTCAATTTCATCGATCTTGTTATTTATTTCATTGATTCGATTGCTGATTTCGCCAGCGCGGGCTGATGCAGAACCGGTAAGAATCGGTGGCGTCTGCGAAATAAGCCTGTTCAGCTCTAAAATTTCTGCATTAAGGCGTTTGATTTCATCGGTTGCCTCGCGCTCATTGGCCTTGTAGTTAAGCGTGCCGTAATCTTCCTCTGGGCAAATGCCAGGTTCGATGCACTCCAGATCAATGGTGGTCGCATCGTTATCCAACTCCAGATCTTGAATTTGACC